TCCAGTGCAGCATTTAGTTCGGATAATTTTTGGTCACTACCTTCTGTGTTAACCTGTTTTTTGGCCAACTCATCAATCTCATTATTTAATTTAATAATGTAACTACTGATTGCTGACATGGTAGAGGTGTGTTTAATAATTTCACCATTATGTTGACTGATGTGAGAAATGATACTAGTGATTGATTCTATTTCGGAAGTTACTTTGTTTAACTCCTGTTCAATCTCAGATAGGCCAGTTTTTTGTGTAGAGATTTTCTCTGACTTTTCTTGTACTTGAGAACCTTTCCACTCAGGTGTAATAGGTTGTTTACATGTTGGACAATCGTGGTTGTTTTCATAGAAGTCAATCTCCTTTTGATTACGGTCAATATTAGTCTGAACTTTACCTTTGATTTGAAATAGACCCTTGGCTTTCTTGTCGAGTTTCTCTTTCTTATCACCAACTTTATTTTGTAATACTGAAATGTGTTTGTTAATCAACACAATATCATTTTGCAATTTACTATGTTGTTCTTTTGATTTTCCAATTTCTTCCAGTTTACGATTAATTTCCGCATCGTTGTTCTTCTTATGTTCTTCGATGTTTTGTTTTTGTAACGTTATCTTTTCTTCTGTAAGTGATATGGCATACTTTGATTTATTTAATTCTTCTTTGATGGCTGAGTTTTTCTCTTTGATAACATTGTTCATTGAGGAAAAAATTTGAATGTCTAATAGGTCTTCAATGATTGCTCTACGGTCAGATGCCGATAACTGCATAAACGGAACAAAAGATGCTGAACCAAGAATGACAACCTGCGTAAAAGACTTGTAATTTAATTTGAGAATATTATTCTCTAGTATCTCTTGATAGTCTTTTGCAGCTGCATCTTGGTTCAGCAATACATCATTCAGATAGATTTCAAATACGTTTGGTTTAATACCACGAATTACTTTGTATTTCTTTTGGCCAATATTAAATTGTACTTCAACTACAGCCTCTTTACCATTAACAGAGTTTAACAACTGTGGTTTATTAATTTTACGAAAAGGTTTACCAAACAATCCAAAACATAATGCATCTAGGATTGTAGACTTGCCTGCACCATTGTGTCCTATAATCAAGGTGTTATTGGACTTAGTAAAATCAATCTCAGTAAAATGTGCTCCAGTGGACAGAAAATTCTTCCACTTTATTTTTTGGAATAAAATCATGCTTGTTCAGTATTCAATGCCTCTACGTAGAGTTCTTTCAATAATGTTTTTAACCGGTCGTTGTCAATGCTTTCTTCCGTAATACCATCAACATACTTGTTTAATATAGTGAGTGTGTCTTCCGCTTCATCTACCACATCTTCACCATCTTCTAGTTCTGTGAAATCTTCTGCAATAGTAATGTCCGCAGGGTTTACATTATACAGGTTATTCATGAACTTGTCAAACAAATATGGGTTGGTCTTGTTAATTACAACCACTTTAACATATGTATTCGTATATGGTTTCAAATCCATATTGTCAATCTCTTTGATTGTTTGTTCTTTATCATCGTAACTAATACGATGGAACATTTTATTTGGATTCTCTATGAACTCAAGTTGGTGAGTATCCAAATCAAACAAATGAAAACCCCGGCTGTCATTATAATCTTGCCAAGTAAGTTCGTACGGATTTCCCAAATAGTAGATATCATCACTAGAAGATTTGTGATGGTAATGACCACTAAAAGTGTGACTAAACTTCCTAAAAATTCCACGGTCTAACCCTCCTTCAGATGGCATACCACGATGCATGGCAAAGCCTGCAATTTCAAAATGTCCCATACAAAATTTTGCATCTGTATCTTTTAATGTCTGCATCGAATCATCATAATTCTCCGGACAAATCCAAGGCATCATACAAATCTTATGTGGTCCAACATATATTTCGGCTGGATGGTCAATAACATTTAAGTTGATACCATATTCACCCAACAATAAGTCCGCTGAGTTAACATCGTTAGTGTTCTTAAAGTATGTATCGTGGTTACCTGCCAGCATGTGTACCTGTATACCCATATGAAAGAGTGGGTCAAAGAACATTTGTTTAGCACGTTTCAATGAAAAGAAATTGACATACTTCCTACGGTCAAAGGTATCACCAAGTATAAGTACAGTATCAATCTTTTCTTTTACCAAAGTTGGAAAAAATGTGTCTTTATAAAACTTCTCATAAAAATCCAAAAACAAGGTTGAATCATTTCTGGCACCAAAGTGTTGGTCGGTAATTATTGCAACTTTCATAATATATTTTTCATCATCTTTTCAGCTTCTGTGTCTACCACTCTTTGTCTCAATTCTGTTGTTGAAAATGTGTGTTCACGTTTGTTGAAGTAAAATTTAATACCTCTAGTAATACACTCTTGTCTACCAGTAAATGACCTATTTTCATATTCATTTCCTAAAATCCTAACGTTAATAGGATAAGAAAGTAATATGTCTATCAAATCTTTTTCTGTGGCATATACCACAATTTCATCCACAAATTTACAAGCTTGTAGTTGTACATACCTTTCAAATATACTTTGAACTGGTTTGTTTTTTTCTTTTGGTCTATCAATAGTCGGGTCTGTTTGCAAACCCACTATCAAGTAGTCACATTGAGATTTGGCTTCCTTAAGCATAATAATATGACCAGCATGAAACAAATCAAAAGTGGAACAAGTAAATCCAATCTTCATTATATCACTCCTCAATAAATTTTTCAAGCCCTTTGGGTTTCTTTGCCGCATCTTTGCCGGCTTTCTTGGTCTTTCTGGCATCTTCATATGTCTCAATGAACTCTGCGATATTATCATATAATTCGAATTGTTTGGTACTGCCATCTTCACCTTCTAGCATTTCAAATTCATCCAGAATACCATACATCTCTGTGGCTTTGTACTTTACATACAGTTGTTTCTTTTCTTTCTGTATGCGTCTTAGAAAAGCAAAGTAAATGATTTGGGTAAAATACGCAAATGGATTGGATGACTTCGTTGGATCAAAGTTCTCAAAATACATTAAACAATTCTCGATACCATCTGAGACCATTTCATCTCGGTATGTGTAATTGATAAAGTTTGGTTTGTGTGAAAGACCTTCGGCAATTTTCATCCAACATTCACCAATGTAATTTGGAATGTTTGGTCTTGGTTTGCCGGCCTCATCGGCCTCTATGCATCTGGTCTTGTAATCGACAAGTGCCTTTAGGAAATCTTGATTGTTTATATAATGTTTCAGTTTACTCATTCAAATGTACCATAAAAAGTTGTTGACAAGGGGCTTGACATGTGATATAGTCCACGGTGTTCCCCTATGATATTAATGTATTAAGGATTTACCAATTTCCTTTTCTTCGAAAGCAGCTAGTACCTCATCATTGAGTTCCACTTCTCTTTCTTTTCTCTCAGAGTCTTTCAACCTAATGACGGATGTTGAATAGTATTCTTCAAAATCATCGGTTGGTTCCATTGTGCATAGAATGTAATCCATCCCAATTTCAACAGATTCACCTTTCATCACAAACACAGGTAACCAGTGTTGCAATATTAGATTTGTGCCTCTGAGTTCAAACAACATGGGATTGTCAATCACCACTTTGTTATTCTTTTCAAAAATGCAGTCACAGATTATATCTAGACCATCTTTTAAACGTAAAATTTTAACTGCCATTTTTTAGTCCTATATTGTAAATTTTAAAAGAGAACTGTTCTTCATTATATATCTTCACTCTTTCAACGAAATGTTGTAGAGTAAAGTTTGTGTGTTTTTTTATTCTTAGGTCATCTGCAATATCATAAAGAGTTGCAAGGTCTTTGCCGTCCGATTGTCTTAGTCCACGGCCAATAGACTGTAAATTTCTAACTCTAGATTTAGATGGTGAGGTAAATATAATGTTGTGTAGATTTCTGATGTTTGTACCAGTACTTGTTGTACCAAAAGAAGCCACAAAGATTGCGTCATCTTCTACTTCCATAATTCTACGTATTTCTTCCCTAACTTCCGTTTCAACGTCACCGTCAACAAAGAATACTTTTCGTCCAACTGCCTTTTCTTTAATGATTTCATACAACAGTTTACCATGTTTCTTCATTTGAAACAATACCAATGTATTTTTGGTTAGACTTACGGCCAGATTACGAATGAATCGGTTGCGGTTTTCTGACTCAATCAAATACTTTAATTCATCTGGATAAGACTTGTCTTTCATTTGTTGACAAATCTCCTCTGAATGTTTCAGTACCAAACACTTGATGTTAAATGATGATAGTTGTTTCTTATCAATCAATTCTTTGGTTGTTACAACCCTTTTAGTTGGCCCAAACAAACCTTCTAGTACCAGTTTGTGTGTTTTGGTTCCGTCCAAAGTTCCAGTAAGACCGATTCGGTACTTGGCATTGATGCATGATGTTAATATGGAGGTCAAAGATTGTGCTTTGAATAAGTGTGCCTCATCACCAATTACGTAATCAAACTGGTGGAAATATTCCGGTGGCATTTTGTATAGTGATTGCCATGTGGAGATTGTAATGGCTTTGTCGGTGTTCTTTTCTTTACCTTGGTAGATTCTGTGTACGTGCATGTAGTTTTTAAAACCAGATTCACTTGCATAGTCTCCAAAATCTCCATACAATTGTTCAACCAATGAGGTTGTTGGTACAATAATAAGACCTTTCAGGTTCTGATAGTCTAGTAGTTGGCGGCAAATTAGATATATGATTAGTGATTTGCCTGATGCAGTAGGTGACAACAACAAAGTTCTACGTTTCTGTATGGCTTCGATAAACGCATTTTGTTGGTGTTCTCTAACTCCAATTGGTTTGCCTTGCGAATGTAGATTCAAAGTGTCAAAGAATTTATGTGCATGATACACAGAGTATTCATCTTCAATCAAGTCGTGTGAGTATGCATACCCACGTTCATCACAGAATTCGGTGAGATATGGAACAAGACCGAGATATAGTTGACTGGTCTGTAGATTGAATAGTCGAATCTTACCATCCCAAATGCGATTCCGATAGGCTGGAACGAACTGATAACCAGGCACAAAGAACGTGAAGTACTCTGATAGTTCCCGTGCAACGTGGCGTTCGCATTCCACTTTGCCGTAGACTTCGTTTACTTTGGTTATCGTAATGTGTTCATTGGCCTGCAACGAATTTCTCCCAAGAGATAAAATCCCTTAACTGCCACGTTCTTTGTTTAAGTTCTGCCATCACCGATTCTATTACGGAGATAACTTCTTCGTGGTAGACCTTCTTCTCAAGTAACTTGATAAGGTCTTTGTCTGCTTCTAGGTAAGTATTGATATCCGACTTGAGTGCAAATTGGAATGGTTCCCATCCGTATTCTTCCAATTCTTCTTGGGACATTTTGCCGGTAAAGTATTCCCACTTGACCTTACGCATACGTAAATAATCAAAGTGAGCCTTTTTGGAGGCAATTCTATGTTTAGTAAGAATGCCAAGATACTTACTATGATATTTGGGAATGTTTAATAGTTCTTTAGATGGTTCGGTTTGGTCTATAACCGCATCTTTTTCCCACATTTTTAAAACTTGTTCAAGTGTTTCCATATCTATTCATAAATTACAAATTATTCTTTAGAATCAACAACTTAATGTAATCCTAACTATTCAAAACATTATAACATAAAACGATTAAACTGTCAAGTATGTATATGATTGATATCTAAATGTTGCCGTTGCGGTCAGTATTGTATCCGCAGATTGTGTTGTATCAAATCTAATATCACTAATACTCAAAGGGAATAAATTCGTGTAATGTATTCTCAGTAAAGGATTATTCAAACCACTCAATACACTTAATGTGGCATCTGAAAAGTGTTTATTGGTTTGCAACTCTCTACTACCACCACGTTTTTCAAATCCATCTGGATCAGCCATTGTCAAAAACCAGTCATACAGGTTTTTCCATCCTTGTAGTTCTTCATCCAATATAAACTCTACGACCAATGGATCGTATGTCAATTTTGTACCAGGTGAATACATGTCCAAAAATGGTGTTGCTCGACTTACTTCACCTAAAGATACACCAGGAAGATTAACAGTTTGGCAAAAATATTGTGTGGTTTTAATTCTACTAAACGTTAATAAAAACTTCGTTGCCTGTAATAGGTTTGTATTATCGGGACTTCTGTTTATTGCTGTCATTTTATCTCCTCTATCAGTATTTAGGAGCCAAAAAAAAGACCACCCGAAGGTGGTCTTTAAAATGTCACTCTGCGGTGACTCTTATCTTACATAAGATTTTTCACTTGGAAAATTCTATAGTAAACGTTTGAACGTGCGTTCAATGCGCCATTGCCACTTGTCAATCCAGTTGCGAATGGGTTTGCAACCATGCCGTAACGAGTCTTGAAACCAATCTTTGGTTGGAATGTGTACTGGTCAATTGCACGAACCATTTGTAGAGGAACGTATGGGCAATAGAAGATACCAGCGTCATAAGGAGAAGAACCCTTATAACCGATTGTCACCAATTCTTGGTTAGATGTGTAACCACCGAAGTATGGGTCGATATAGACCTTGATACGACCGTGTAACATACCAGCAAATGTATTGCCTGTGTCATCAACTTGTAGGTCAGCAGACAAAGCAGGTGTGTATTGCAACACGCCAGCCATCGCCATTGCGGAAGCAACGTCAGATGATACAATCATCACGTTACCTTTGCCACGACGAGTTTGTTTTGCAATAACGTTAGCATCACGTTCGATTTGGAAAATCAAACCTTTGAAACGTTCAACAGACCAACGACCGTTAGAGTCAGTGTCCAAGTCAAATGCACCAGCAGTTGTAGTGCCGTATTGAGCACCTGCAACAGCAGTTGTATAGATTGTACGGATAACTTCACGGTTAATTTCAGCAAGAATCTCGGTAGAAAGAATGTTGCTCAATTCTGTTTCAGCATCCAAACCATGGATTGCTTTCAAGTCTTGTGCAAGTTCTAGTGAGTATTCAGCTTTCAATGCACGGCTTTGTGCAGTAACAGTAACTTTCTCAATGCTGAATGCCATTTGTTTGAAAGGACTGTCTGTGTCTGCACCTAATGCTTCAGCAGTAGATGTTGACATTGCGATACCAGTTGTGTAATGGTTAGCAGTCAAATCTGCAACAGGGCTTGTACGGATATCTGTTGCGTTGTTACCACGGAAACCGTATGGGTTAGACGTAGACAATGCACCAGAGAACTCTGTGTTTGCTTCGTTGAAGAATGCTTCGTTTGTGTTGTTTGGTGAACCTGATTGTGTGTCGTAACGAGCACGCATTGCAAAGATTAGACCAGTAGGTCCAGTCATTGGCTGAACGCCTGCAACGTCATAAGCAATCAAGTTAGGCAATGCACGGCGAACCAAGCTAATCAAGATTGGATCGTAGTTAGAAATGCCAGAACCTGTAACGTTTGTCGGTGCAGAAGATACAGCAGTTTCGTTCAACTGTTGTGATGCTGCAGCCATTTCACGTTGTTGGTTTTCCAAAACAAGTGCTGTAACAGCTTTCTTGTATGGGTCTTTGATGGACTCTAGGCCTTCGTGTTCAAGCACTGGCGCCCATTTCTTTTGTAGTTCTTCGGTTAGATACATTAATGTTCTCCTTATTAGTATCTTTTATTGGTAAAGTTTATTTATTTAACCAATGATTTAGAGATGATTTGTGCGTACTGAGCGATTGCAGGATCAACAGATGCCATTGGCTTCTTTTCATCCTCAACTTCTACAGCTTCATGTAGAGCAGAACTAACTGGTGCTTTAACTGTTTGTTGGAAGTATGAATCTACCAATGTTTCTAGTTTGCGACCAAATTCTTCTTCAGTAGTAAACTCAACAGTCTCTGCGAGTGATTTTAGTTTTTCTACTTGTGTCTGCGTCAGGCCTTCACATACTGTATGTATAGCCTCTGTCTTTTTAAATTCGTTAATTTGTTTCTTCATTTCAACGTTACGTGAAATTTCTTCGTTGATTGAAGTTTCCAATTCTTCAACCTTTGTGGTCAATTCTTCCACAACATCAACTTTTTCTTCTGGAATGTCAATGTAGTGTTCTTCGAATAGACCTTTTAGACCACGGATGAAATCTTCAACGATTTCGGAACGTAGACCTTTTTCGATTGCCAATTGGTTTTCTTTGAACCATTCTTCAGCCATGTAGTTGATGTAGTCATCCAACTTCTTAGCCAAATCTTCTTTAACTGATTCAACAGCCACTTCAAATTCTTCGTACAATGCTTCTTCGACTTCTTCCATAATAGATTGAGAACGAGCAATAACGGCAGATTCAAAAATTGTGGTTGCTTTTGTTTTGAATTCTTCTGAAAGGTCTTCACCTGAAAGTAATGCACCTACGTCTTGGTCCATTTGTTCTTTCATTTTTTGTTTCTTCATCATAGACTTAATCATTTTTTTGTCTTCTGCTGCATCTTCATGACCTTCTTTTTCTTCTGCAACAACTTCTTCTGCTTCTTCTTTTTCTTCAGCATAAGATTGGAATGTTGCACCTGGATTTGCTTGCATCATTTGTGGTGCAAGTTTAGCTTTGATACGGTCACGAATTGCGTTGTAATCAGTTGCTGCAGCTTGAACAGCTTTGTGTTCAGAGCCTTGTGAGTCAGCAGGACCTGACAACTTTTCAGCAGGTTGTGAACCAACTGGTGGCGTTGCACCTGGAGGTGTTGCTGTTGGTGTACCTTTTGTATAGTCACCAGTTTCGTCATCCTGTTTTTTAATTTCACCTGCAACTTCACCAACATCTTTAGTGCCGTAAGCAACAGATGTAGGTAACTTTGATGGTGCGTCTTTGTGGCCACGGCTTACAGAAGCATCAAAAGTTTCTTTTGCACCTTCTGTTAGAATTGCTTTAGCGGCGTCTGTCAGATTAAATTTTCCCATTTTGAGAATCTCCTTGATTTATATTGGATATTTATATTTAAAGTTTTTTAAGGAAGTTTTCAAAGATTTTTAAACTTACAGTTTCAATCTCTTTGCGTGATGCTTGCTTAATCTCTTGTTTAGCTTCATCGTAATGTTGTTCGGTCCAAACACCGTTAACCAACATCCACTCCTTACCTTCCATAATACCTTGTACAAAAGCACCAGGCGCAGAAGGATCTGCTACAATATCTGCCGCTGTGGCCAGATGAAAGTCTCCTTGAACGACATTGATGCCGTTTTCCATTTTAAGAGAACCCATACCTCTAGATGACACACCAAGTTGTGCGCCGCCTTCGATAAGGTTTCTTGCAATGTTACCCATAGGGGTTTCAAGAATTTTTGCTTTGCCTATCCAAGCATTTCCTTCTTGGCGCAGACCAACAATTAAGTGTGATACACGGTCAAGATTAATGGATGGGGTGTCTGGATGTCCCAGTTCACCAAAGGCACGATTTTTTTGAATGTATTCTTCGTTATAACGGTTAACTTCATTACGCATAGTTTCTTCTTTATACATGCGTTTGTTTTTGTTAACAGCTTCTGCGACTAGAAACGGACCTTCAATGAAAAGAGTTTTCTTTCCATCTTTTTCTTCCGTTAAATATTGTACCGATTCGGTAAGTTCTCGTATGAGTTTCATTTTAATCCTTATGGTCTTATGCTGTAACTACCGTAGTTAAATGCAGCTGGATCGTTGAACTGACCACGTTGATAGTGTTCGTTGTCTTTACGTAATTCTAATATTAATGTATATGAATTGTTTGCGACCATGCCTCTAGTTTGAACACCTATATCACCTCTGGAGTTTGCTGTTCCTTTTGAGTTGTTTGGTATTGTTACCCAGTTATCTTGACCATCAAATTCACAACTACCATTCAACATGAATATTGGTGTAGTTGTATCAGCGTGCCAAAATAAATTAACATCACCATTATTAGGACCTGAGTACCATAAACGATTCAAAGCTAAACCATAATAAGATAATGGACCTGTATTTGCAGTCGATGAAAGTAAGTTTGCTTTCGAACTATCTAATGCACCATATAATGTGTTAGCCGTAATTCTGGCGTGGTTGTCTTCTTGACCAGTACCATCAAACTTACCTGTTAATTTAATAACGGCATGTTCTGTTGTGTCTTTAATGACTTGATATGAATATAAATTTGCCATTTGTAATTCCTGTTATGTTTGAATAATATTTATACCAGTGTCAAAATTATTCAGCTTCTGTTGTAGCAGGTTCATCTGCACTTACAACTTCATCTTCGGATGTTGCATCATCTGGATTCATTAATTGTTTTGCAACTTCAACCTTGTGTGTCTCAATATGAGCTTTAACTCTATCGTGTAGTGCGGAATATAATGCATTACGCATTTCAATTGCGTTGTCATTTTCTGCGTAGTCTACGATTTCTCTTGCTTTGTCCATTGTTATCTCCTAATTATAAAATGCGTTTCAATCTGGTAAATGTTGTTTCAACTTCTTCTAAGCTGAGGTCACCTTTAACTGATTTTGAACCACCGGAACTTTTTGGTTTTGGTTTACTCTTTGATGATGAACTACCACCAGAACTGGAACCACCAGTTGGTGCAGGATCAGGCATTAATTCTGCCTGTTGTACCATTTGGTCGGTCTGAACTTGCCCCAACATTTGTTGTTGTGCAACATCGTTTGTTACAGCAACAGGCAATCCAAGACCCATTTCTTTTTCTTTTTCAATCTCTGCATCCATTTCAGAAATCTCATCATCTGTTAGACGCAACACATTCTGTTGAATCCATTTTTGTGAGAAGTAACGGCCTGTATACGGATCAACCGATTGAAGTAGAGTTAAACGTTGTGAAATTAATTCCGCTTCTTTTAATTCGGAGAAATTATTATCTTTAATGAAGTCGTAGTGAATGTCTTCTTTAAACAATTCCCATTCTTCATCTGTACAAATACCTTTTAGTACACATTGTACACGTAATGCCTGGTTGAATACATCGGAGAATTTACTTCTCAATCTATCCACAAATTTTGAGAACTTCAATTCATCTCTAGTAATTTCTGATGAACGACCAAGTGAGAATCCTTGATTAGGTTCTAACCTGGAGATTGGAACACATAAGGCACCATAGAGTTTCTTCTGAAAGTATTTAACGTCTTCCAACTCACCTAGGTTCTGTCCACCTGGTAGTGTAGTAATCTCTGTGCCTTTACCACCTTCTCTACGTGGTAACCAGAAGTCTTCCATCATGGACATAAACTTGCGGTCATCACGGACTTCACCTGTGTTGGCATCATAGACAAGTTTGTTTTTATACTTGACCATAATGTCACGTAGGTATTGTTCTGCTTTTAATTTTGGTAAATTGCCAACGTCAATGTAGAAAATACGGCGTTCTGGAGCTCTCGAAATACGGTAAATGACCGTTGCATCCTCTATCATACGTAGTTGATTAAGAGGCTTGATTGCTTTATGTAGATAACTCAGAACAACCGCACGGCGGGAGTCCATAAGACCCGATACCACCGAAATAATAGAGTCTGTTGTAATGCGAACACCAACAGGACCAAAATTGGATGCACTACCACTAACAACTTTGTCGTTGTAGATGTAGTATTCGTTGACTGGTTGCATAATGTCTGCACCAGTTCTCTCATCTTTTTGTTTCTTCATTTCACGGACCTTACGCAATCTACGTGGGTCAATGTAACGAAGTTCTTTAATACCTTCTTGTGGATTCTCACGGTCAATAATGATGTGGTAGTACATTCTACCATCAACATAGTATCTACGGAAGATATCTTGAGCCATGTTTTGATAACTCAACATACGAAGAACATTGTTGAATTCTTCTTTAATGGCTTTTTTAATTTTGTCTGCAACTTTTAAATCATCTAAAATGATTTGTGTTATTTTACCATCATCGTCTTGCACAATGGCTTCATTAACTATGTCATCTATCGCAGATTCGATTTCAGGTTGCATTGCCATTTCACGATAACGAGAGATAAGTTCTACTTCATTCTTTGCGGTACCGTCAAGGTCAACATAAGTGCCGTAATATGCGGCAGATGTAATAGTTAATGCCCCATCGTCTTGCGTTGGTGGTGCAAATGATTGTTGTGCGGCCGCATCTTCCTCATCCTTTTGGCGAGAAATTGTAAAACCGAACAGTGAAAATTTATTTGTGTTGTTTGCCATATTTTGTGTGTAATTATAAAATCAAAAAAACATGGGAGACCCGAAGGCCTCCCGCATATATCAAGATGTTGTGTCTGTTTCCCAGAATTGGTATGCAAACGTACATGTGAATTCTTCAATTGCGTCATTTGAACCCCAATCAAGGTCGATTGGTGCCAAATCTAGTGGAAACAAACCAACGAAATTATATCTTTTCAATTCGTTGCCTGTTTTACCATATTGAATAACGTTTGCATCAACAGAATAACCATTAGAATTTCTTGCTGCGCCACTTCTTAGGTTACCTGAGTGACTATTGATAGAGTTCATCCAGTTTTCTAAAGAATTTCTGATTGCAAAATCTTCATCGTTGATGATTGTCAATGTCCAGTCAGCAAATGTTCTGTTGCCTGGAAATTTCATCTCACGGCCAAAGTAAAAAACTGGTACAGTACCAATTGATGAACCTGGTAGTTGAGCTGTTTTCGCCATAAAGGTTAGTTTTTGACCAGCAGCTGTTGAGTTTGTTACGTTTGATGGAAATATTAAAGAGACAGAGAATAAATTAGGACGTGCTCCGTCTCCAATCATATTAGCTCTGAATTCTGATACATTAAATGCCATTGTTTTCTCCTATATCGTTTATTTATTAAGCTGCGCCAACGATTGTTACGAAGTCAACACCAGTACCAACAGCAATAAAGTTCAATTGAATGTAGTTTACTGAACGTGCAGGTTTAAGGTAGATATCTCCAACGAATTGGTTACTATCAATAACTTGTTGCGTGTTATTTGTTGTATCGCAAACAACTCTAAAGTCTGTTAAACCACGGCGACCTTGAATGTCACGCAAGAATGGTGATACTAAAGCAATAAATTGTGCTCTTGTAAATTCATCATTCAATTCAAACATTGAGAACTTGGCTGCTTGTGCAATTGCCTTTTCTAATGTAATGAATAGACGGCGAACATTGATACGGTCGAATGCTGATGGTTTGTTTAACAATGTTTTGTCACCAAACAATACTGTGCCTTGACCTGGGAATGATACAACTGGATTAACACCTGCTGCATACAATGTGTCACGGAATGATTTGTTTGGATTCCATGCCAACTTGATACAATTCTTAATTGCACCACGGTTGAAACCAGCTGGTGAGAACCATGGGTCACGAATGTTGTCTGTGTATACACACAAGCCAGCAATATCACCGTTCAATGGTATCCAACGATATGTGTTGTTGTACTTGTCGAATTGGTATTTCCATCCAGAATCAGCAACAACATAAGAAGAACTTCTTGATAGTGTTGTCAACCAATCTTGAATATTAGTTGTTTCGTCTCCTGCTCTATTAACTACGTCTGCATATCTTGGAGAGATAAAAGCAACACAGTCTGCACGACCAACAGCAATATTGTCAATAACATATTGTTGAACTGTAACTGAGTGACCTCCGGTTAGTATCAAAGAAACATCAATAGATTCTTTGTTGGCAAACAAATCGTAAGATAGTTGTAAGTTTCCATCAGTAGGTGAAACTGAAGAACCTGTAATTAAATTAATTACTTGGTTGGTTGCTGGATTTGCAAAGGTTCTGCCTGCTGCAGTTTGGCCCCATGTAGAACTTGTTGTTGCATAATTAACAGGATCCATTGCATAAACATATTTTGAGTTATTGAAAATAACTTGTTTATAGTAGTTTGTAACACCGTTGATAACTGCATCAGAAGCAGCCGAAACGAAACCATATGTTTCTAAGATTGAACCGGCAGAACCTGTAAACAATCCATCTTGGTCAATAACAACGATATGCATCTCATCATTTACACCATTAACAGAATCAGCAAAATCTGATGTACCTGGCGCAGATGTAAAATAGTTTTTGTATGCCCATGTACTATATGTTTGGTTGTTTGCACACACAGCAACAGTGATAGAGTTTCCTAAAACACCTGCATATCTGGCCGCAAATGGACCGTAATTGTTACCGTTGTTGGTATTTAAATAAGTAGATTCGTAAACATCTTCATTTTTAATTTGTACATTCAATGTACTACCATCGGTTGCATTGTTTGCTAATGCACCAACTGAACGTACAATACTTAAGTTATTACCATAAGACAGAAAGTTTGCGGCAGTAAAGAATGATACTGCTGAATCCGAATTAGGTTTACCATATGTGTTTGTAAGTGTTATTTCACTATCTATTTGTTTTACCTTGTCTGCTGGACCCCATTGAAATATTCCAGCAAATGCACCAGCGGTCTGTTGAACTGCGGGTACAACGGTTGTTGCATCCACCTCAGCTACATTTACGCCTGGAGAGATTTGAAATGCCATTTTATTCTCCTTGAATTATTATGTTCTTTTGGCAAAATACCATAAGAGTATTTATGAAAGGCTGGTTTTATAACCTTTCCAATCTGTTTCTCATAAACTTTGCATACGTTTCTCCACCGTCTGCAACTTCCCACATATCACCACCCATAATCTCAAAATCATGTTCTAAACCATCTTCGATGATTGGGGCTGGCAAAACGTCATCATCCATTTGATTCATATTTTCTAACTGAATCTGTTTTCGAATGTCGTGGTTGACAATTTCTTTAAAATATTGTTGAGTTGTTACCCATGAAAACATAACCAAAGACATGACCATATCATCATTAGCACCATCTTCTGCACTAAAGGAGTTCTTTTGTTGAATAAAAGTGGTCAATTCGGAGTATGTATCAAAATCTTGGATTTGTAATTTGTCACCTTCAATCAGTGTCTTAAGGTTTGAACAACCAATTGCCTTGACTTGAGGAGACATTTTCAATCCCATCTGAACACCACGGGCAAAACCAGCAGACAATTGTTGTGGTTTCTTATTGCCCGTAAATATTTTCCAAAGGTTCTCGTACTCAAAGTCTGCATGTAGTGAGTCTGCTAC